ACTCAGGGACTACTTAGTATAATCTAGGTAGTCCCTTTCTTTTATTAAAGGGAAGATCATGGAAACTAAAGCATCATTAAATGCACAACTTGCAGCAGCTAAGAAAAAGCATGGGTCTAAATCGCAAGCTGCTGGACGTATTCAATACAAAATTAATCAACTCAATAAAGATTCTAAAGGCACTGTTGTTAGAACTAAAGACGGCAAGGCTGTAAAAAGTAAGACAGGTGTAGTTCGCCAGAATGATGCATCTAAGAAAGTACGTACTATTACTAAGCGTAAGACTCCATTAACAGGTAGCCCTAGTGCTGGCACTGGTACTGTTAAGAAGGTAGTTAAATCTAAAAATTATAGTAGTGCAGGATATGGTCGTCCTGTATCAACCTTAGCTAAAAAAGTTACTCCTAACTCAGGAAGTAAAGGTAACATACAACCAGTAAAACTTAATAAGATTACTTTGGCTTCAGCAGAAGCAAACAGAAAATCTAAGCAACAACAGCAAAAACAAATACAAGCAGCTAATAATGCATCTATTGCAGAAGCTAACAAGGCAG